CGCCGCCGGTCGTCGCCCGGCCAGAGTTGCCCGCCGCGCCCGCTGATTTCGGGAAGCCGATCGGTTTGCCGCCGGCGACGCCCGGCAAGGGCGCCAAAACATTCGCGCTGGAGAACCGGGCGGCCGTTCATCAGGCCAACCGGAGGCTTGAAAACGATCGGGCTTTTTATGAGGACGTTCGCCGCGAGTTCGGCGCGCAACAGGGGGGGGACCAATGAGCGAGGAACAGGAGGGGCCGATTCGCTGGGACATATCGTTCGGCAACATCATTAGCCTGGGGACGCTCTGCTTTCTTGCGGCCATCGCGTGGGGCGTGATGACCGAAAGGTCAGACGCGACGCACTCAGGACTAGCGACGATCAAGACGGCCCAGACTGATCTTGAATATAGAGTGCGACATCTTGAAACGGGGCAGGTCTCTTTGGAGACCAAGCTGGACGGCATACGGACCACGCTCGACCGAATAGAACAGAGCCTAGAGAAGCGGCGCCCGTAGCCCTTATCATGTATGGCGGCCTCCTTATCATGTAGGCTCTCTACACCGCGTAACCCTCGCCACAAGCCCAACGTCCGCCCATCTGTCGCCTTTGTGCCGCAGGTGGGCGTATATTTTGAGGCTCGACCATGATCGATGGCCGGAAACGGCCGCCACTCGCGGGATTGACCACCCCAATTCGCATAGCCTGGATATGCCTTCGTGGCGCAGGTCGTGGAAATGAAGGTCTTCGATTCCTAGCCGCTTGCAGGCGCGCGTGAAAGCCGCCCCGATGGCGTCGCCGGAGTAGGGGAATATGCGATCATCGACTCGAGTCATGCTTTCGATGACCGCCACGGCTTCCGGCGGGAGGTCACACCAGACGTTGTTGCCGATCTTGTCGCCTGGGTTTTTCATGTCGCGAACCATGACCCTGTCGTTTTCGTAATCGTCCCAAGTGATCCGGGTAATTTCCTCCAGTCGGCGGGTGGAGTAGAGGGCGAAAACGATAATTCTACCCATGGGCGTAGAAGACGGGCGGCGGCGGTTGCGATCCTCGAAGAGGGATAATAACTGGCCGATTTCCTCGATTGTTGGCCGGCGCTCGCGCTTTAGAGCTTTCCCCACGATCCCGAGCCGGCGGGCGACTGTTAGGGCGTCAGTCATCGCTGATCGATCAAGGGGGATTCCCCAGGCCGGCTTGGCGACGGCGAAAATTGCGGCCAGGTGAGACATATAATTGGAGACGGTGGACGCCCCTCGCCCGGCGGAAAGCTCTCTGGCGAGATCAAGAAGGTCGTGGCTGGCGATCGACGAGCACCGCCGGTTGGCAATCGGCATGGCGGCAAGGGACCGCAGGCATTGTTCCTTCGTGCGGCCGATGGCCCGTTTTGATTCGTTGACATATCGGGCGATTGCTTCGGCGAGGGGTGGGTCTGAGGCGATCGGGACGGCGAGCCCCGAGGCGATTTCTTTCTCGCGTTTGGCGATCCAGCTTTCGGCCATGGCGCGGCGCGTGAAGGTCTTGTTTTCGCGATACACGACGCCCTCGCGACGGGCTTTTATTTGTGCGAGATAGGTCGGCGAGCCGTCTTTGCGGCGTCGTTCGGTGATGGTTCCCATGGGCAACATTTCCCCTTTCGAGGGCAACAATGTTGTCCAAGGGGTCAAAAAGTCTCGAAATATTGGATAATGACCGAGAATATTGGAAAACAATCGGGCGCTGATCCAATCCACAAATCAGCAACTTATTTAAAAAACAAGGATATTCGGTTCTGTATTGCGCCGATGATGGAGTGGACCGACAATATTTAACGTCATGAATTCATTGGCTGAATTATCTGTGTTTTGAAAATGTTGCCCGAATGTTGTCTCGGGCTTTATCCGATTAGCCGCTTCATATCCTTCACGGCGTCCGCATGGCGGGCGCGCACATACTTTTCCAGATCGTCCGCAAGGAATCCTTTTGCTGACTTCTGCGACTTTGGATCGAGGACGACGAGTGGCAGGGGAATGTCGCCAGCGTTGATCTTTTTCTCAAGCTGCGCCGGCGACAGGTGCGAAAAATAATCCCGGCAGGCGTCCGCCAGCGGCACGATGACGGGCAAAGGCATGGGCTGACTATTCAGCTTTGTCCGTAGCGTCGATCTCGACGACATCGGATAGTGGGACGTCAATAAAGCCGTCGTTGTCGGACGCCGTTATCCGAGCGCGAACCTGCCCTTGCGATCCCTCATAAATCTCGAAAATCCTGATTTTTGCTGTAGCAGGTATGCCTTTTTCAAAAGTCCGTGGCTTCTCTATTGCGACTGACATTTTAAAGCCTCCGATATATCTTGGATATAATCGGAAAATTGATGAATTTTTTTCAGTCGTCAACCTGGAGTTGCCATAAAAAATGAAATTTTTTCATTCCTTTTTACAGTCAAGGATTACCAGCGTCTCAAGCCCATAACCATGAGCCACTTTTTTAGCGATCACCTGTAGCGGCAATTTATGAAGCAGCGCTTGCGCATATCGGTTGCCAGGCATTGAGACGGCGGGGTCGACGATCCTCGCGACGCATTGATGTCCGCCATCGTAAATGACATTGGCTCGCCCGCTAATGAGGTCGAGGGCCGAAAAAATTACTGTGTAATCCCCCGCTTCTCCTACATCGGTCGGAGGGCTAGGAGACATGGCGTCGATGTTTTCCAATGGGACAGGCGACGGCGCGGGAGCGCGTGGATTGGAAAAATCGGGCGCTTCAAGACCCAATATCCAAGCAACGCTGACATTTAGCATCTTGGCGAGTTGTCTTGTGTCATCGTCGTTCAACCGGCGCTGTTTGCCGGTTAAAAAATCGTGCATGAAGCCAGGGCTTCGTCCTAAATTGCGAGAAATTTCGGCCTTATTCAGCCCCTTTTCCTGCATTCTTTTTTCAATGCGACTTCTGATTTTTTCCCATGACATCGGGGAATACTCCGTTACGCTCGTGCCTAAGTATAGGAACGCTCCAGACAGTTTTCAATAAAAAAATTTTTATGTCGGACTTGACACTATCAGACGGCTCGGACATCTTCCGAGTCATGGAACGCGAATTAAGAAATCACCTGTTGGCCCTGTTTAGGGCGTTTTGCGACGCCAGCGGGAAAACAGACAGCATGGTCGCTTACGAGTCCGCAGGCGACCGCCTGTTTTATCAACGCATCAGAGCCAAGAGCTTCACGGTTCGGAAATACGACCGTGTTGTCGAGTGGTTTTCAAAGAATTGGCCAGAAGGCATAGCTTGGCCTGATCGCGTTTCAACAGTTTCAAAAAAACGAAAGGCCGCGTAATGGAGCGCGAGAGAGAAAAATCAGAAGACGAAATCCAGTTTGAAATTCTGGATTTATTCAAAGTCGCGTTGATCGACGAAGCGATCTATTTCCACGTCCCGAATGGCGGCTATCGTCACATCAGCGTAGCCAAAAAGATGGCTGATCTTGGCGTAAAATCTGGCGTTCCCGATCTTATTTTGCTTGTCCCGAATAATCCGGACAAGGTTTTCTTCCTCGAAGTGAAAAAGCCAAAAGGCAATTTGTCCGACGCGCAAAAAGAGTTCCGCGATTGGTGCGGGGCTCATGGTTATCCTTTTGCTATCGCGCGATCCCGAGACGAAGCCGAACAGATTATCCGACATTGGGGCATCGTTCGCCCCGAATACGCTCCCCTGCCGGCGGGGTAAGCTGGCGTTTCCTCCCAAACTGGTCTGGGTGCGATCCCGGCCATCTTTTAGGTTAATGTAGAGGTAAATCAATGGCGATAAGTTTTGACACTCTGCGCACCGTGCGCAACGACAAGCCGCCCCGCATCCTTGCTTACGGCCCGCCTGGCATTGGCAAGACGACACTTGCGAGCGAGTTCCCTGACGCGGTTTTTGTGCAAGTCGAGGAAGGAACGCCAGCCGGAGTTGAACTTACATCGTGGGGGTTGATCGAATCCTTTGGCGGCGTGATGGACGCGATCTCAACGCTTGCCTCGAATGACCACGACTACAAAACGATCGTGGTCGATTCCGTCACCGCTTTGCAGCGGCTTGTGTTCGCGGAGACATGCGAGCGTGGCGACGAGAAGGGCAACCGCAAAGCCAATATCGAAGATTTTGGTTATGGCAAAGGCTACGTCTACGCCCTTCGCGTTTGGCAGGATTTCCTCGACGGTCTCAATTATCTTCGCAACACGAAGGGAATGGCCGTCGTTCTGCTAGGTCATTCCAAGGTTGAGCGCTTCGACGATCCCGAAACGGTTTCCTACGACCGCTACGAGATTGATCTTCACGACAAGTCAAAGGGACTGATTGAGCGGGAAATGGACGCGATCCTGCTTTTGAAATCACCCGTTTCTGTCGAGAAAGAAGAACAGGGTTTCAACAAGGAGCGCAGCATCGCCAAGGGCGGGACACAGCGCTGGATTTACACGGTCGGGCGCCCGTCCTTCGTCGCCAAAAACCGCTACAAACTGCCCGACAAGTTTCTCTACACAGAAGGCAAAGGCTTCGAGACCATGCAGCCCTTCTTCTCGTGGCCGCCCGAGGGAAAGCCGGCGGCAAAGAGCCGCAAGCCCGAAGCAGCGGCGGCCTGATCCTGGTAAATCAGATCACAAACAGGAGTTAAAAAAATGGAATACGATGGTCTCGATCTAGGCGAAGAGTTCGACATCGACGTTGAGTCGATGGAAATCGAAGAACGTAGTTACGGCGTCATCCCTGCTGGCGAATATCTGATGCAGTTGGACAAGTCTGAAATGAAGAACACCAAAGCCGGCGGTCTGATGCTGGCGGCGACGTTCCGCATCATCGATGGAGATTATGAAAATCGACTGATATTCGAGAATTTTAATCTCAAAGGCAGCGAACAGGCGGTCAAGATCGGCACAGAAAATCTGGGCCGACTGTGCAAAGCTGTTGGAGCCCCGACAATTCGCTATCCCGAGGCTTACACGCACAAGCCTTTCATCGGGAAGGTCAGGGTTCAGCAGAGCAAAGACCCGCAATATCCCGATCCGCAAAATCGCGTTGTCGAATACTACCCCCTCGACCATGCGCAGGCTCCAGAGCCGCCGAAACAGGTAGGCCCCCGGCCGGCGGCGCGGCCGGCGCAAGCCAGCGCTCCCGCGAGTGCAGGTAAATCGCGGCCCTGGGACAAAAAGGCGTCGTAACAGTTTGAGCGGCGGCGCTGGCTAGCGCTCATTATGGTGAGCGTGGCCCTGTCAGTGATGCTGGGCTAGGCCGCCGCTCTCCCCTCACCCATTTCGTTAATTTCTAACGCAGGAGGTTCCTGTGAACGAACACGCTTACCCCACGATTGGCCATAACCAGCCACCGCCAGAAGACATCGTGCGCAATTCGATCATCGCCGCCGATGCCAGTTTTGACATTTTGAATAACTTCCTCTCCGATAATCCAGTCATCGAGGATCATCGGACGGCGCAGAACGCCAAATCGATGCTCGACAACACCAAGTCCGTTTTGGATCAGATGGAGTCGGAGCGGGACAGCGAGGTCCGTCCGCTCAACGAGCGCGTGAAGGCGATCAACGCCATTTACAAACAGCATCGTGAAAGCCTCGAACGATTGGTCGGCGACCTGAAAGCGCGCCTCAATGCCTTTTTGGAAAAGATCGAGGCCGAACGCCGCGCCGAAGCCGAAAGGCTCGCCCAGGAGAAGGCCGAGGCCGAACGTCGCGCGCAGGAGAAAATCGACGCCGAAAACGAGGCGCGGGACGACGCCTCGCAGGGCGCGGGCGCCGACATCGGGACAGCCATTCGAGAGACAGACGAAGCCATGGCGGACCTGGACCGCGCCAACCGCGCAGCAGAGATCGCCGTGCGAGACGCGGAACGGGTGCGGATTAACGATGGCTTTGGCGGGCGGGCTCTGTCCCGGCGCACTCGCGAAAATCTCTATGTCACCGACGCCGTTGCGGCCGTGAAAGACATCGTCAAGCTGCGGGGCGAGATTCCCGAAAAGCTGGCGGACGTGATTTGCGGACTGGCGCGAGACTATCGCAAGGGCACCGGCAAACTGCCGAAGGGCGTTGAAAGCATGGTTACAAAATCCCTGTAGGGAGCAACAGCCGCATGACCTTTGAACTGAATATCGTCTCGCCGACAATCGAGGCGATCTATCGCAGCTATGAGCGGCCCGAGGACGAGCGCACCTATCTTGGCGCGTCCGTCATCGGCGATCCGTGCGAGCGAAAGCTATGGATCGATTTTCGATGGGTTATCCCGCCGGAGAAATTCGACGGGCGCATGAGGCGGCTATTCGAGACTGGCCATCGCGAAGAGGCCAGGATGATTACCGATCTTCGCGCGGCCGGCGTCGAGTTTTGGGATCGCGACGAAAACGGCGGGCAAATTGGCGTGAGCGCTGTCGGCGGGCATTTCAAAGGCCATCTTGACGGCGTCGCCCTGGGGCTTCTGGAAGCGCCTAAAACACATCATGTCGCCGAGTTCAAGACACACAACGCTAAGAGTTTCGCGCACCTACTGAAAAACAACGTCGCCATCGCCAAGCCGAAGCATTACGCGCAAATGATGGTCTACATGCACCTGATGAGCTTCACGCGCGCTGTCTACATGGCCCACAACAAAGACACCGACGCCCTGCACATTGAGCGAGTGAAATACGATCCTCTTGTCGCGGCACAACTTATGGCGAAGGCCGAGCGGGTCATTACGGCCTATAGTCCGCCGGCAAAGCTGCATGATGATATTACGAAAAAGCTGGCGACGATTGACTGTTCCTACTGCCATGCCCGCGAGTTTTGCCACGGATCGCAATGGCCGCGCCGGAATTGCCGCACTTGCATTGAGGCGACCCCACAAATGGACGGCGACGGGCGCTGGACCTGCGATTTTCACAAATGCGACTTGTCGCCCGAGGATCAGCGCAAGGGATGCAAGGAGCATCGGTTCATCCCGGAACTGATCCACGGCTATCAAACCGACGCCGATCCAGAGACACGATCAATCGTTTTCGCCATGGACGACGGCTCAACATGGGTGGATGGAAATGCTTGACCTACGCCCCTACCAACGCGAAGCCATCGACGCGATCTACAAATATTGGGAAGACAACGGCGGCAATCCTCTTGTCGTCCTGCCGACTGGAGCCGGCAAGTCGCTTGTCATCGCCAAGTTTTGCCAAGAACTGCTCACAAATTACCCGAGCATGAGAATCGGCATCCTGACTCATGTTCAGGAGCTTGTTCAGCAGAACATGATGGAGCTGCTAAAGGTCTGGCCGGTCGCGCCCGTCGGCGTATTTTCCGCTGGACTAGGGCGTCGTGATCGCCATCAAAAGATTTTGTTCATGGGCATCCAGTCCGTTCACCGCAAGGCACAGCTTCTTGGCGGGTTCGACGTGATTCTGATCGACGAGGCGCACATGACGCCTCGAAACAGCGACACCATGTATCGTCGCTTTATAGACAACTGCCTGTCTATCCAGGGCGACATGCGGATTGTCGGCTTGACGGCGACGCCCTATCGCCTCGACTCCGGTCGCCTCGACGCGGGCGAAGACCGGATATTTGACAAGATCGTCTATGACGCAAATGTCCGAGACCTGATCGAGGCTGGCTATCTCTCAGGGCTGATTTCAAAGGCTACGCTTACCCAGATTGATACGACCGGCCTGCATCGTCGTATGGGCGAGTTTGTGCAGTCTGAAATGGACCAGCGCGCCCGAATCCCCACCGTTGTCGAGTCGGCCGTCAAAGAGATTGTTGCGGCCGGCCAAGATCGCGCCGGCTGGCTGGCGTTCTGTTGCTCTGTTGACCACGCGCATGAGGTTCGAGACGAAATCCGGCGCCACGGCGTATCGTGCGAGGCTGTCACCGGGGAGACGCCAAAAGCGGAACGCGAGCGGATCATCAACGACTACAAGCGCGGGAAAATCCGTTGTCTTACGTCTGTCGCCGTCCTCACGACCGGGTTCAATGCCCCGCACGTTGACCTGATCGCCTTCCTTCGTCCGACGCTCTCGCCTGGCCTTTATGTGCAAATGACAGGGCGCGGGTTCCGGCTTGCAGATGGCAAAACGAATTGCCTGGTTCTGGATTTCGCGGGCAACGTGGCGCGTCATGGGCCAGTTGATGACGTGACGCCGCCGGCGTCTTCGAGGGGCGGCGGAAAACGTGAAGAGGGTGAAGGCGGCGAGGAAACCGCCAAAGCGAAGGTTTGCCCGGCTTGTCGGACTTACAACGCCCCGAGCGCGACACATTGCGAGTGCGGCTATGAGTGGCCGGAGAAGCCGAAGCCGCCCAAGCACGAGGCAAGAGCGGCCGATGACGCTCCGATTTTGACGACTGAGAAGGTCGCGCCGAAGATTATTCCAATCGCCTATGTCGAATATCGATCGCATCAGAAAAACTTCGACTCCATCCCCGTCATGATGGTCTGCTATCGGGACGAGATATTCTCGACCTATCGCGATTTCATATGTTTCGAGCATAGCGGCCCGGCGCTCAACAAGGCTGTGCATTGGTGGAAGAAAATGGGCGGCTCCATGCCCTACCCGGCGACAACAAATGAGGCTGTAGAGCGCGCAGAACGCGAATTGAAAAAAGTTGTCGGCATCGAGGTTCGGAAGAAGGGCAAATATTTCGACATTCTGTCTGTCGCGTTCGCGAAAAACGTCGAGCGATTGACGCCCGAGGAACGCGCCAAGATTGTGCTGCGCTGCAAGTCTATGGCTAAGATGACCGTCAAAAACGGATGCACCCCCGAAGAAGCCGATACGGCCTTGTCTAAGGTCAAGGATATGC